AAGAATTAAAACTGCTCGCAAGGTTCCATAGATCAATTGGTTAGATCGCTACCCTGTCACGGTAGAGGCTACGGGTTCAAGTCCCGTTGGAATCGCAAGCGTAAATGGGGCCCCGAGGGAATGTGATATAGGTCACATAATATTTCTAATAAAATAACTTTACGATAAAAGAATATTTTTCCTGGAATTTCTTTACGATAGGTTTGATTTTTTTCCCAAACCTTGCTACAATTAATATATAACCCAGTAACAGGAGATACCCATTTGTCAGTGCCCTCTGTTACACTTATAACATAACCCAAACAAAGGAAAGATATGACCCTAGAAACAGAAACAATGGAAGATCCAACAATGTACGCAGACTACTATTCTTGCGACCTTGCTATCTCTATTACAAATATCAAGGCTAAGAATGTACATCACGCAGAAGCCGTTATGCAAACCTTCATAGATGAAATTGGCAAGATAATGACTGATGAACTTAGTTGGGATGACGCTCAATGGGATATACAAGAAAATGTATTCCTACCTGAACTAGGTGAGTGGCACACAAAGTGAGAACCATTGATGAATTAGTTAATGAGATATACGAAGACAACTACTCTCATTTAGAGTTTGATGAGAATATGGGTGGGGAAGATTGTGACTGCCATATTCATACTACCCTAAACACAATCGTAGAGTATTGGTGGGACAAGTAATGCCATTAGTAGGATATGAAGAAGTAGATGCACTAGATATGATATTAGGAGTTCAGTCTGTTATGATTACTGTTAATCCTGATGATGACCCTTGGCTTCACAATACCCTGTGGAAAACCAAAGACTTCCTTGAAGGACTAATGGCAGAGGGGTACTTCTAATGTGGACTAAGCACGACTATGTATGTACTAACTGTGACGCTCTTATTGAGGTTACTGCCCTGGAGATACCAAGGGTAGATCCTGACTGTATTTGTGCTAGAGGAATGGTTATTGGTATTGGCTCATCCCCTGCGTATGAACCTGTGATGGAAGTCACACCCCGTGAAGTTGTAAAAATCAACACGAACCCGTATAATTAATATATGGACCTAAACACATTTATCGAATACATCAAACTACATCTGATTAGTCTTGAACAAGACCTTGAAGAGAACCCTGCCTCTATCCACGTGGTAGACATTGAGGGACAAATCTATGCTACTAAACATCTTTTGTCAGTGGCAGAGGGTAGAATATAACTATGATGAACACACAACTAGAACCAAGACTACAGAAACTCGTTGACCTAGGGGAGTCAGGTACAGATATCCTACACGGTGAACTTAAAAACCTAATGCTAGAAGCAGAGAACGATTATATTGAGATTGAGACTGAAGAGCGTGAAGGTGGCTACTCAGACGCAATGCTATCTATGGACAGAACAAGGGCAGAAGGAAGAATGGACGCACTCGTAGAAGTCTATGCCCTTACATACCAACTAGCCTTTGCTATCAATGACAGGATAAAGAAGAATGGATAACTTCATTGAAATGGACTTTGACGAATGGTGTGACACATACAAGCCAATCATTAACCATATAGACAGTAATGCCTCCTTTGACAATGGAAACGGTGGTGTTATGTTTGAGACCTATGGTGATGAGGTTGAGTTTGTTAAGTCTCAATCCCCTGAAAATATCTGGATGTTTGGTCAGGGTGACGACGGTGGTACCTATGTATGGAATGGCTGGGGATTTGTAAATAGACTAGGATACTTCATCACTGAGGTCCCCTGCCCAGATGGTCTGACCATTCAGGTACAGGTGGGAGAGCCTGACTTGACTTGTGATTTCTGCGGTGATATACTTGATGAAGAACTACCTCACGACCCACTATGCGAAGGAATAAATGTATGACAGATAATAATGATGTAGAGACAATCATCTCTTGCCCTAACTGTGACAACGAGATTGGCTATGACGACAAATGTCCTTGTGGCTTTGATGATGACTTTAACGGAAGGACAAGCGAGTGAACGAATACAAAGTAGAAATCATCTTTGAACCTACAGGTGACTATATGACATTTAGATACGAGGCTGAATCAGATAATGAAGCGGACCTCTGCAATGAAATTTTAAATCAACTATCAATTGTATCTTGGAAGGAAGAAGAGTAATGGGAGCACGGATCAACTTTGTATTTAAAGACGTTGAGGATGAGGCACACGTAGTGCTATATAGCCACTGGGGTGAGACAGAATGGCAGCGGGACATAGCAATGGCGCTGCTACATTCAAAGCCTAGGTGGAGCGATGCTAGTTACTTTACTCGTATGATGATTAGTTATCTTATGCAAGACTCTGTATTCAGTGATACAGGGTTTGGTATCTATGCTATTACTGGTACCAACTTTGATTTAGGTGAGACCACAGTGGTCATCGATATCGCTAAAGAAACTATCATTGATGACAAGCACAATGTCCTTGACTGGCAATTATTTATGGAAGCCTATTCACCAAAGGTTTTGGCTGAGCAAATCTAGGGAGTGGGTCCCCTAGACTAACAGGGTGGAGCGTAGGTTTTCGTAGGCTTGCGCTCCCCCTTACTTTTTGATACAATGGACAAGAGGAGATACCTATGGCTTATTCAATAAGACGAACGGCAACCCATAATAAAGAAAGCAAAATGGCAGAACAGTTAGGCAGACTCCTTACCCAAGATTTTGCGGTAGATTTAGAAAGAGTAGGATTTTATGTAGTAAGAAACCTACCACTAATCAACTATCACAGATTAGAAGTATTGAGTTTGACATCTATGGAAGAGTATGATAAACTTATGTTAGAGATGAAAGGACCCAATAATGGACTTCGCAGATAAGACAGGCATACTAGGTCAACTATGGATTGATTTCCGTGATGATGAAAACTTTAGTGCCTTTATGGATTACAATGACATTGGTGTTCCAATGGCATACTATGTAGCAGAAGGCCTGGTTAATGGTTTGACAGATCTTGGTAAACAATATGTTGAAGAGAGCATCGATATGATGTTTAAACTATTAGAGATCACAGAGGCAGAGGTTGAGGAACTAGATGAAATTAATCTAACAGAAGTTCTTAACCTGGCCTATGAAAAGAAAAACTCTGGTGGGTCTCTGGGCTAAAGCCCCTGAGATTTCCCCCGAGGGCAAATCATATCAAATTGGACATATTGGACAAACCATATTTCCAAAAGATCATTACGAACCTTTAAAAATTTTTCCCCAAACCAGGGGTATTACGAAGGACAAATTCTTTTCCCCAAACCTTATACCATACAAACCTTTATTTGTCAAACCTTAATATCAGGTGTATAATGTATTTATGACCCCAAGACACTTTGCAGAATATGCAAAAAGAGATCCCAAAGGCTATCAAGCATTCTCAGATAATATGTGGAATGGTTTTGTATCTATTACTAAGCATGTTCCTATAGTTAATAGGTTCTTCTCTTTCTCTCCCGCCGAGTTTCAGGTGGATCAAGAAACTGAAAATAAGATTACGAACGCCTAAAAATTTTTCCCCAAACCTGGCCGTTTTTGCCAGGGGATAAAGAGATTATATACCAAACCACTAGTACTAAAACATAGACAAACCTTTTATCCTGATTTTTAAATATTTATCAAACCTTTATATATTTTTATTACGATTTATCGACATTTTCTCCTGATTTTGGGAGATTTTTTTATGCATAAAATGGGCTTGACAAACCATAATTTATAGGTTATAATGCCCAAACCATGCATATAAAGGTTTGACAGATATGAAGGTTTGTGGTAAAATGCGGCTATAAAGGTTTGGAGATATGAAGGTTTGGCCGTTAGAGATTACGACCCCATCTATAAAAGGGCTCCCTAACCCACTTCCCTCCACTTCACTCCACTTCTAGACTGTCTAATAATATAATCAGTAACATATTTCTGTGGATAACTTGTGGATAACTATGATACAATAATCCAATGCACAAATTGGAATCATCATACAATAAGTTTATTCAGCCTACAGTAAGCATCCTATGCTTTGACTGTGGGGGTATGTATGAAATGCCATATGGGGTATCAAACCCTACATCCAAGTGTCCAAAATGCCAGGGGATCAAACCTCTTTTATAGCCTTATTGACCATACGGATCAAGGCCCTACGTGTTATCTTCGACGCATCAAAGGTCTCTGTGTATCCGCTTTGAGGCATATCCGCCTTATCCAGAAAGTGTCCATATCTTTCCCTTAGTGTTCTTAGTACTAGGGTTTCGACTGCTCTTGCCCTATCCCGTTCGAAAAAATGCCAATACTTAATTAGTATCCAACCCTTGGTCCTATGGCTTGCAAACCTTCTTCCGCTTATATCTGATATACCTACCTTGACAGCCTTATGTAGTGGGCTGTATAGTATATATAAGACTGCTTCATCCATAGACTCATTATACTTGACATACCCTGCTAATTTTGATATGATTGGTTTATGATTACTAAAAAAAATAAAAAGCAAATGCACCAATACGAAGAGGATTTTGTCTTTGTCCTAGAAAACCTCAAAAATGATATCAGTAGATATCTTGATGTAGCCAAGTCTGAAGATGTATCTCATAATGATATTAGTAGGACTATTTCATTGATTAACTGGACTGCTAGAACAGTTGCAGAAAATAGGGATGAGTTAGAGTTTAAGATAATGTATGCTAAGGAGCAGTCATAATGAAGGGTTCACTTTGTGCTTATAAGCGTGGAGAGCCTTACTTTACCAGTTATCATTGGTGTAATGAATGTCCACCTTCTGATGAATACCGTGCTCTTGAAAAGCAACAAAAACTAGACTGGGCTAAGGCCAATAAGGAAAGAGATGCTGCTTGGAAAAACAAGAATGCAAGAAGGATCAAGCATGACAAGTCATTGGCGGACAAGGGTTTCTAACCAATATTGCCCCTGTGGGGCATAGAAAGGTTTATAACTCCTATTTTGCGCCGAACTTTAAAGAATGCTATAATTAAAATATGGAAAAAAATGCGAACATATTGAATATGCTTCGCTTAGAGATGTACAAAACTACTGTACTTAATAGGTACGGGATGCCTTATGGTCCAAATATTATTATTGATCCTAAGACAAAGTACGTTACAAATTCCCTTGGATTTCGCACAGCAGAGTTTGACGATAAAACACCAGATTTTGTTTTTGCTGGATGCTCTCATACCTGGGGATGGGGAATTGATGATTCTTTAATTTGGGGCAATCGTATTGCAAAAACTATGGGGATAGAAACACGAAACCTTGGCATTAGCAATGGTGCTATAACAACAATCATAGATAATCTAATTGCATACTTTGATAAATTTGGTAAGCCAAAAGTATTGTTTTGTTTGTTTCCAAGTTTAGCAAGAATGAATTTTTGGACCAATAGAAATGTTTTTATTGGAAGGCACGGTTTTGATTTTGCAAGAGATACTGCCGTTCCAAGTCAGGGTAACTCACCGAAGTATTCACAAAAACCACATAAGTTGGAAGAGGTTCTAACCTCAGAACTACCAACTTTATTATCACTAAAATATATTTTAAATTTTGAGCAATACTGCCTTTCTAATAATATTATTTTAAAATATTCATTTTGGGATCCAGTAGATGATCGGATGATGGATGGATTACCGCACAATAATAGTTATAGCGGGTATGTCAAATCTGATTCTGCCCTATGGGTCAGAGATGGTATTGTTGAAGTCTTTAATGGGTCTAAAGATTGTCACGCACCAACCAACGAATTGGAGCAGTACTCATGGCTTCATGGAATGGATATAGAGTTATCAAGTTTACCCCACATAGGGGCACATAGACAGATTCACTATTATGAACTATTTCTTAATGAATATGGTAAGATTTATTCATGAAATTTATACTATTTTACTTAGAAAGGCTTGTTCGCTCTTTATTAAAGAAAAATAAAAAGAAAAAAGACTATATTTATTAAACTACAAACATGATATAATGATTAGATGAAAAAGTCTAAATGTTATTTTTGCGACGAAGAAGCAACCCATTACGATATTGTAGTAAATCACGCCGAATGGGTGGTTGCGGATGTTTGCCTTTCCCACCTTTCTATGGGCCTTGTTTCCTAACGCCTTGACTTATGCCAGCAATTCTGCTATCCTTAATGTATGATCAATATGGAAATACCAGATCCTTTTCAAACCTTTGTAGCCAAGAAATATGCTAACGCCAAAGGCTATGGCTATGATTTCTTTACTAAAGAATGGTCTTTTAAGTGTTCCTGTAAGGAAATGCTTTATGCTCCATCCCGCAAAATTATGACAAAGATTAGGTTGTTTCATACAAGAAATGAGTGCTTAGGTGGATACTGAAGAAGAGTTTGATCTAGAGTTTACTGTTGAAGAAATGATTAACCTTTATGGCATTAATAGCCTTGAAGATTTAGACAGAATTGACTAGAGTGAAGGCATATAAGATGACATGTATTGTGTGTGGACTATCTAAAGAGTCAGAATGGTTTTGGAATTCTCATCAAACAATGTCTGACGGAAAGATATGGTGTGTAAATGCCAAGAGAGCCTAAGATTACGAAGATGGATTGGCGTTCCCTAGGCTACTGGCCTGTGTGGAAAGATGGAAAGAAAGTGTGGGTGCCACAGGATGAAAAAGATTCAAAAGACTAACATACTTCCATTACGATGGATAGGTAATTTTTGTGGGGAGTTTGCTGGCAATCACCTTGTTAAGGCTATTGATTTAGATGAGGAATTAGATAGTAATTTAGGGTTTCGTTATAAATACCACGCAAAAATGTGGGTAATGCTTAATAAACCTTATGAGCGTTGGGGAACATACTATATTCTTGACAAAAACGAATGGTAAAGGTATAATTATATTATGAGTATAGATGAAATGACATTACGAGAAGAGATTGCAAGGGCTATTGAAGCCATATCAATTGAAGAGTCTGTAACCAACGCAGTTGGTATGAGGATGCTTGCAGCAAAGGTTGCAAGAGGAGAAAATAACTATATGACAAGTATGTTTGAAAGACAGGAGGATTTCGAATGATTAGTGCACTATTGTTAATTCCAGCATTTATTTTAGGATATGCTGCCTGCTATTTTATTATGACTTATAATGTTAATCAGGATTGATACAAGGCCAACAGCCTACATCTTCGATGTAGATGGAACTCTAGCCAATGTAGATCCATACATACATCTTGTTCGTGGCTCTAATAGGGACTATGAGGCTTTTCATGAGGCTTCTATAGATGCCCTGCCAAATGTAGATGTTGTTCAGATGTTAAATAATGCTGTTTCTGATAAACATGCAATACTTGTTGTAACATCAAGAAAAGAAAAATGGAGAGGTTTAACTTCTATGTGGCTTGCAAAAAATAATCTCAGGTCACACGCATTATTTATGAGGTCTGATGAAGATAATAGGCCAGACTATGAAGTTAAGAAAGACATCTTAGATAAGATTGATAAGCATTGGAATGTTGTTCACGCAGTAGATGATAATCCAAATGTTATCAGATTATGGGAAAATCACAAAATTCCTACTACCAAGATTGGTACCTGGGACGGGGACAAGTCTTGACTTACAACGAAGAGAATGGTATGATTAGTCTATGAGCAAACAAATTAAGAAGATATATAAGTGCAAGGAGTGTGAAACTTCTATTACGATTGTAACAAAGGTTCACGAACTTCCAGAATCAATTATCTGTCCTTGTGACAATGTGGCAGAAAACCAAGTGACTAAATGAAAAAGTCCAACAACAAAGTATCTCAGCATAAAATTAAGAGAGCAAACAAAAACAAAAAAAGAATACAGTCCAAGCCTTATTTGTCAAGGTTTGAACGTAAGCAAAAAGCAATCAGAGAAGGAATTATCTTTGATGCGTTAAATTCTTAACAATTAGGTTTGGAGTTTGTTATGATTGATCAAGACAAGTTAAATAAGATTCCAGAAGAAATAAAGTTATACATAATTAAAGAACACGTAAAGAAACAGTTCTATTGGACTGTAGGGTTCTTATCTTTTTTAGTTGGAACATTCTTTGGTTTATTAATTAAATAGGGACTAGCACCAGTAGCCAAGTTGGTTAAGGCACCGAACTCATAATTCGGCTATTCGTAGGTTCAAGTCCTACCTGGTGTACTAGACATCTGTAACTCAGTTGGTTAGAGTACCTGCCTTATATGCAGAGAGCCGAAGGTTCAAGTCCTTCCAGATGTACGATGCGGATGTTGCATATTGGTAGTGCCTCTGCCTTCCAAGCAGAAGGGGTGAGTTCGATTCTCATCATCCGCTCCAAGTCTCCATCGTCTAGTGGCCCAGGACTCTGCCCTTTCACGGCAGCAACACGGATTCGAATTCCGTTGGAGATACTTTACCTCTGTAGTTCAGTGGACAGAACGATGGACTTCTAAGCCATGCGTCGCAAGTTCGATTCTTGCCAGGGGTACTTATGATATAATATATTTGCCTGCCCAATAGGGGGGTAATTTAACTTATTCGCTTGAAAGGGGAATAACATGGTAACAAAGTACGCTATGGATCTATTCAATGATCCTTTTTTTATTGGCTTTAACAGAGAGTTAAATCGCCTAAATACTGCACACAAAACAAACTCACAGTCATATCCTCCGTATGATCTTCTTAAACTAGATGAAGACACATATCAGATCTCTTTGGCTATTGCTGGTTTTTCAAAGGAAGATATTGATGTATCCGTAGATAATGGAACACTAATTATTAAGGGTGAGATTGTAGAAGTAACAGATGCAGAGGTAGTTCATAAAGGCATCGCAGGAAGAAAGTTCGTAAGATCTTTTGCACTGGGAGAATATATGGAAGTAACTTCTGCAGAACTTAAGGATGGCATGCTGCATGTTCATGTAGTACGCATTGTTCCTGAAGAAAAGAAGCCTAAATCTATTAAAATTAAGTAGTATAATAGATAACATTCCGATATAAGACTTTAAAAGGTTTTACAACGGATGCTCCTATGAGTGGAGAGTTAGCAGGAGTCGAGTCTTCGTGGCTAATAGACCTGAGCAGTCGTCTATAAACTGCTCATTTCCTATGCTACAATATAATTGTCCCACACAGGACCTTAGTGATGGATTAGTTACCCATTGGATAGAGACCGTGGCGCAAGTCAGGTGAATTGCTTGTGTGGGACCTAACATTTGGCGGTATAATAATATCAATGACTGACAAAGAGTTAGACCATTATAATAAGCAGCAGTATAAAAAGATGCTTGCTAAGATAAAAGAGGATTCTGGCTGTGTAGATTGTGGTGTTAGTAATCATATAATCCTAGACTTTGATCACATAAGAGATAAAAAATACAACGTATCAAGAATGATCCATGATGGTTTTTCATGGAAGGCTATCAAGAAAGAGATAGAAAAGTGTGAGGTAGTTTGTGCTAACTGTCACAGGATAAGAACACACAATCGCCTTGCTGGCTAAGTATGATATACTGATAGTATGAGTGATGATTCAATGATGCCAACAAGCACCTATCAAGGATGCGACTGCGAAACCTGCAAACAACTAAATGTAGATTGTCCAGACTGTCCTGTATGCTCTTCAGATAACGACTCAGAGGTTGCTATGGCTATGTATGACTCATCAATAGGGAAGGCTGATCCATGTTGGGAAGGCTACGTTCAAAGAGGAATGAAGCCAGGGGCAGATGGAAAACCAGTTCCAAACTGTGTGCCAGTGGCAAAGACAGAGTCTATATTCTTTTCAGCAAAAGATTACTCAAAGCAAACAAGAGTTACTAACCTATTTAAGGAATAATTATGCCAAAGAAAAAAGCATCAGCGTTTAACCCTATTCAGATTAAAGATGGATGGATTGTTAGATTATACAAAGATGGTCGCATTAAGTCTAAGATTGCACCGTATGAAGTAAAGCATAAAAAGAATTAAGCAACTGCAACCTTTTTATCTTTTCCATCAACAACAATACACATCTTGTGTAACTTAGTTGGGTTGTTATCTATATATTCTTTTATTGTTTTTAGTGTTCCTCTAAGTACATACTCATTAGGGTAGGTAAGGTTTGTACAAAAGACTGCATTTCTGTTCTCCCCAAATTTTTCAACAGCCTTATTAATAAAGTAGAAAGCACTATTTGTAGGCCAAACTTTGTTAATCTTCTCCTCATTGTCTGAAGGCAGATGTAGAGGATTTTGTAATAAAAAGATCATTGGGTTATCTTTTTGAAGAAGTATTTCCCACAAAATTTCTTCATGACCCTGTTCATTGTGTGGAGGAAACTGCTCAAAAGAGAAACCATTTCCAACATTTGCAGTAATTGCAGCAGCAATAATTGTTGATGGTCCAGGAGAAACTTTTACTGGTATATTCTTTTTAACTGCTAGGTAGGTAAGTGTATGTCCTGGATCACATACTCCTGGCATTCCTTCGTCAGAGACAATGTGTACATCTTCCCCTGATAATAATTTATTTATGATTAAATCTTTATTGTTAAACTCACGATCATTACCAACAGAATAGGATATGTCTACTATCTCTGCAGTATAACTTAAATTGTTTTCTTTACAAAATTCTGAAAATCTACCCTCATCTTCAACACATATAGTTGTTGCATTTGTCACAGCATTGATAAGCCTATCGCTTATATCTTCAGGGTTTCCAATTGGAGATCCTATTAAGTATAATGTACCATTCATTAGTATATAAACTTCCTATCTTTGTTTAATTCTTTTAGAATTTTTTTCATCCTATATCTCCTAATTATTTTTTTTATGATTTTCATTTAACAATCCCCTATCTTTTATAAATTTAATAAATTGATTCTTCCAGTTAAGTTGTACTAAAAACCCTGGATGTCCATCTCTTGCATCCATATCTCCATCTTCTAACTTACCATCTTTTCTAAACTCTTCTACAAAGGACTCTGTTACACCATATAGTCTTACATATGATTCTAAAAATAGATCGCAGTTTGTTAGACTTACCTGGCCAGATCCATCCCACATACCCCAAACAACTTTTGTATTTTTAGAATTACAGTATTCAATAAATAGGTTCCAAGAAGTTAGCCATGCTGGGAAAGCACGTCTGCATTCATCTAATGTTGGAAAAACATTGATATTTATTCCGTGATAAGGATGACCTTCTCTTAAGGTCTTAGCCTCTTCTAGTTCTTCTTCTGTTCCTTCTGCAGCGTATGGATACTGTTGAGCATATATCCATTTATCCTGCTTAGCATCCCAATAATAGTCTCTGAGTATGTTTGGGTGGTTTACAACAAATATGTCTGGAGATCCAAATCTTTTTTCATAATCAAGATAGGATGATATTATCTTGTGCCATCCGTAGCCACCTTTTCCTAGATTAAAATATCCAGAAACTTTATAATCTTTAGATATTTCTTCATACAGCATATGAGACCAAGTTTTCTCTATTGTAGCCCCAACTCCTTCTGTATTAGAACAGCCCCCAAAAACAATATGTAGTCCCTCATGATCTTCTTTAAAGTTATCTGATCTAAAAAAATCTTTATTGTATTTATAGTCAACTTCCCAGTCTTCTCTGCCATCAAGAATTCTTTCTGGAGGAATTTTGCTAAAGTGATGATAGTCTCCATCAAAAAAGTAACCGTACAACTTGTAGTATTCATCGAGATCTCTTTTTAGATTAACAAACGCATTTGATCTTCCCCATGTAGGGTCTAACTTGCCAATAAACAACTCATCTATAGCATCTTTTGGAAACTCAACGTCTATCATCTTGCTATCATTTCTGGCTCTTCTTTTATGTAGGTCCATTACTACCTTTCCTTATGTATATATCGTAAAATCCTAGATTGTGTAGGGCAATAGCATCTACTTCCCAGTCTGGATTATCGTGTAAGAACTCGTTTACTGTTTGAAATGTACCATATGGGGTATCTTCTATTATACCATCGTAGATAAGATAGTCATTTAGACCAATAACTCCTCCTTCTTCTACAAGCAAAGAACAATGTTTGAGAACCTCTCTTGTAAGAAACCTATCATTTGAAACATCTATATAGATTAAGTTATATTTGTTTTTTAATTCTGGAAGAACTTTTGTTGCATCACCTTTGATTGTTCTAACATTTTTATAAGAACTAAACTTATCAATAATATACTGTTCATGTGTATCTGGGGTATATAGAAGTTCATGCTTAAAACCATTGCACTGGCATGATTCAAACTTTCTCCATGACCAGCACTTTAGGTCCTGGTTATACAGGTCCACAAGGTCTGCTGATTGGGCTTCAGTAGCATCAAGGAACATCTGAACAGAGTATCCCCAAGCAACCCCTACCTCCATGTACTTTATACCTTTAGGAAGGCTTTTAGCGTACTCTTCCCTTGAAGAAAATAGTCTTGCATTGTTGAGTTGCTTTTGACTAATCTTTTCAGAATCCTCTATCTCATCTATATTCATAGATTTTATAGCCTCATCTGACATAGGCCTAACAGGTCTTCTAGCCATTTATCTGTCCCTGCTTTTTATATATTTCATCTTTGGCTAACTCAAAAAGTTCAATAGATTCTTGAAGTCTTCTGTTTTTCTTTACAATATCTAATGCTTCATAGTATATGTCTGGTTTCTTTTCTATTGGTAATGGATTATTAAATCCTGGATTACCTTTATCATGTTGGCTTATTCCCTGCCGTGCTTCTTTTAACAAGGTTGGCAAGTCTATATTCTTTACATTAAAATATTCATATTGGAAGTTTGCCATTATACTATCTACAACAAATTCTGGATTATCACATACCTGATCAAAAGTGAAGGCTTCCAAGTTTTCAATATTTTTAATAATTGAACCAGACCACCTTTTATACACATTAAACTCACCGTCTACAAGTTGATCTAATGATGGCAAACTGTTATTTTCATGTGGCATAGACACACCCATAGTCCTTGTGTTTCCAAATCCACCAATAGTTTTTGTTACAACTGAAGGTATTATCTCTAGAGGGCTTCTAAGTATTGTTGTTTGAACCACATCTGGGAACTTGGCAAGAAGTGTAACAGGAACATTCTCACGTATTATGAATTGACTGTGAATCTCTCCCATTGAAATATTATTATCAAAATTAACTGACTTTAATAGCAAATACTGAAGCCAGGCATGACCAGACCTTGGGGCACTATTTATTAAAACTCTTATATTTTTCATTTTCACAATTCTTTAATTAGATACTTTTCTTAGCAAGCATCTCATAATACCTATCATAATGAGCAGACAGATCTACCCAAGACACATCCATATCTTCATAATATGGAGATGTTTTACTTGAAACAAGATAGTCTTGACCAGGAATATCCTCTAAAACCTGAATATAGTCTTCTTTTGACTTAACTCGTAAACCAATATAATCTCCTAAAAATTTACAAACATCGTAAGGCCTTTCAATCAAAGTATTGTAGTCTATAAAGACATCAGCATGCTCTGTCATATAATCAAAGAAATAGTTATATCCAGTTATATTTGTTAATCCTCTTTCGTGTTTATGCTCTTCCCAGTTAAAGTCTTTTACTCTATTAACGGCAGCCTGCTTTGACATTGTAAATGCTGACCTCAAAGTTTCTTCTGGATCTCTAATTATAGTAATAACCTTTTTATCACCAGACCATCTTGGAAAGTGTGATTTTTTAATTTCAAACCCAGTTAACTGTTTTAAATAAAAAAATAAAAAATGTGATCCAGTTCTTGGATAGGTAATTAGCAAAAAATTATCGTCGAATTGTTTATTTCCTAGCATATATATAGTATACCATAGCATGGTATAATTGAATACGGAAGGTTGGTAAACAAAATGGATCAACAAAGAATGCAAAACGCTGCTGAAGGATTTACTCAAGACCAGGAAGGCAATAGATACGCTTTTGAAAGCGTTGCGCCTGGAGTTCACCTATATAGGAATGTATGGCCAAACTCAATGGATACAATGAATAGACTTTTAGACAAAGATTTTTGGGAAGATAAAGATGGAATTAATGGCGCAAAGAAGTGGGTTCGTGAAGATTTTTTTGATGACTTAGAATATACAAGAGAAAATGGAAAACAATCAGATACCTGCTGGCTATGGGAACATGAAGAGGCAAACAATGCTTTTCGTGGAATAATTGACTCCTACTGTTTTCACTGGAATATTGATCCAAAAAGCAGAGAGTCTCTAAGAATTTCTAGGTTTTCTAATGGTGAATTCTTTGGTGCACATAGTGATGACTCATATGCAACGCCAAGAACAGTATCCCTAGTGTATTATCCAAACGATGATTACGAAGGTGGCGAATTAGAGTTTATTCATTTTGGAGTTACAATAAAGCCAAAGGCTGGAGATCTTCTTGTTTTCCCATCTGGATACTCTTATGAACACAGAATCCATGAGATTAAAAGTGGAAACCCAAGATGGACAATTGTTTCATTTTTATTCTTTGGAGAAGATGATGAGTCTGCACTTAGAAGATCAAAACTAAAAGTGTTTCCATATAAACCAGAATTTAAAAAACTTTTTTAAATAGAAAAAGGGGGCCGAAAGGCCCCCTAATTCTTTTTAAACTACTTTACTTGGTTAGTTGTCTTGCCTCCGCCAGATGACTTCTTTGCAGGAGCCTTCTTTGCGGTCTTCTTAACAACCTTTGCAGACTTAACTGCCTTGTCTACCTCATCTACTGATGGCATCTTGCCAAATGCAGGATCGTTAGGGTTGGCTGCTCTCAATACAACGGGCACAAGTGCTCCAAGTAGTGAGTATGCTAGTGTCTGTGGATCTGTAACTCCAGACGCATACATTGCTGTTGCTGCTCCAAGAACTGATCTTCCGTATGACGCTAGTGCTGCTTTAATTTGTTCATTCATTTTTTTCCTCCTAGGATTGTGTTGCTTGACTATAATGTAAATCACAGAGATCAACAATTCTGCTTTCAGAGTTTGCCCAAATCTGCGTACTTTCGTCCTCGCACAACTCTTCCTCACACATAAACATGTTGAGGTTTTTAGTATGCTTTAGGGCGATCATTGCTCTATTCTATCATAGTCTTCTGGTAGCAGTTTCTTTAGTTCTTTGTATGCCCCAGAAATTTTCTTCATTGCGTTATAGTTGGGCTCTGCGCCCATTAGGTCTCCATATGTGTCAAAATATAATATCTCAGGCTCTACATCACTAACAAACTTATTTAATGATGACTGGACATCATCTATATATTGGTAAGCCCAATCTCTTGAGTCTGAAATAAATTTTAAGAAAGCCTCCTGATCCAGATTGCTCCTATTTTTGTTTATTTCTTGCAACTCTGTAAACTTTTCTGACACTATTGTTTTATCTAGGTGTGCTTTTATCAACTCTAATGTTACTGAAGATATCTTGAGCCTTAGTCTAATATTTTTATAAACCAAAAAGAAAAATATAAAAACAAAAATTACAAATGCAAAAAAATCAAACATATTTAACTTATCTCCCTTACTTCAAAATTTCCCCATTTTGCTGCTCTAACAAAAACAACATCTCTTAAATGTTCATCTGTGTCTTCTAGGTGATGCCAATCATTTATGTGATAGTTTTTTGATTTTTCTAATGCATCTTCTTCTGATTCTGCATTAATTGGTAGTTCATATACATCCCTTATTGTTGATGTAACTATATATTTCTTGCTTCCAGTTCCAAAACCTTCCAAGCCATCTTTATACTTAAATGTTTCAACTAAAAATTCACCATCTACAAGTTTGTAATTTTCGTTTCCAATAAACATAATTATAAACTTTTTTTCTAAAGTATGTGTACTTCCAAGCATCTCTATTTTGCAGACATCTGAAAGACAGACAATAGAAGTTATCCCAGAATCAGAAGGTTCATCTGTTATTGTGATATTTTTTTTATATTTAAATTTTGCCTTAACAAGTGTTAGTAGTCTTTCTCTTATATCTTTTTTATTGCTAATGTCTATGTCTTCAAGTGGTAAACTAGATACTAAAAATAAATCATCAGTGATCCAGGTTCCAGCACTTCCATATTTTAGAATAAACTCTTTCAAAGGTCTTTACCACCATCTCTTACTAATAACACAATTGCACCGTTGTCTTCTAGTGCTTTTTTTACACGAACCATATACTCTACTGCAATTTTCCTGTCTTCACCAGGTAATTTCATAAACTGATCCTCGCTTGCCTTTACTGTTAAGAAGTTATCATTATCGATTATCTGTAATGAAAAATTTTTTGGAGGTGTTATTGAATGAAAAGCCTTTTTCATGTTTATTGTATACATTATCTTTTATCTTTTTCTACTGGATCTAATCTGTCCCAAAACCCACCAGAATTTCCCTGGTAAACTTCCCCAGTTTCACGATCAATCAGCAGCCATTTATTGGGAGATTTTGTATGAATCACTAGGTCAACGGGATAGTCTAAGTCTTCGTATTCTTTATGACTTCTCATCTTCTCTCCTCCAATGCAAGTATGATTTAATATAAACGGCTGCATATGCTAGAGCACTAAATATGAACCCATACTGGTCTGTATATAAGGCATAGGCTATCCACAGCACTTCATTAAATAAAAGTACGATCCAACCCCAGATAGTCTTTCGACCTACAAAAAATATACCAGTTACGCCTATTACGGCAAGAATCCATGACCACATAGTTACCTATTTCTTTAAACTCTATTATACCAGAAAGTCGCTACAGATTGCAAATGGCTTTGTTTCAAAATCATCTTCGTTAAACTCCTCTAAATGAACAATTATAGTATTACTTACTATTTCTTTTCCAGGATATGTCCATATATGCTTACTGCTTGTAAGAGTAAATGAGTCTTCTTGATGCCAAAAAAATCTTGTATGTGAATAATCATTTATAAATTTTTCAAGAGACAGAAGGTCTTTGCAGTGAAACCATGCATGAGGATTGACCGCACCTATAAAATCTTCATCTATTTTATACTTAGGATAGTCATGTCCAAGAAAGAATCCTTCACCATCTTGAAACCATATATCTATTTCAACCTCAAAGCCATCTTCTATAGCCTTAGAAATATACTCTGGGCTATTCTCTAACTCTGGTTTTGGTCCTCGTGTATTTCCACGATGTGCTATTTTAATCATTATCTCTCCTATAGTTGTAGTTGTTTAAATCTTCTGGGGTTCCTATTCCCCACATTTTTTTAATATTGCTTGCAAACACCCTCTTATTGTCCGCAATCGCCTCATTAAAAACAGGGCAAACATAAAATTCATTGTTTGTTCTAATATCTTTATCTATCATCTGCTCAGCATACTTAACAAAGTCTGAACCATGTTTCCAATAATAAATCCCAACTGTTGCTATGTTGCTAATTGGTTTTTTCTCTGCAACCTCTGTAACTAGACCATCTGAGTTAATTTTTGCATAAGACCATTTTGGGTGTGTAGACTCAAATGTAGCAATTCCTCCATCTGCATTTTTTGTCATTAGTTCATAGATAAACTTCCTGCTATTCCATTCAACTATCTGATCGGAATTAGCCAAGATCAGTGGGCTCTCATTATCTATATATTCTTTTGCTAATAGGCAAGTAACTGCTGCTCCTTCTGTTATCCCATCTACCTGCACAATATTGCAGTCTGGAGTTATAAGGTTAAGTAGGTAAGACAGATTATATTTCTCATAATGTTCTTTTTGAACTATGTAGGTGTATGTTGCATTTACCCCTATAGACTCCACTACAGCCTGAATCATGGGCTTTCCGTCTACTTCCACTAACGGCTTAGGGAATACATATCCAGCATCCTTAAAACGGCTTCCAAGGCCTGCCATTGGTATTAAAACATTAAGTCCTTGATCTTTCCATGTACTTTTTCCAGATTGCAAAAGACTAATAGCCTTATTAATCTTATCCTCTGCAAGGTCTGCTCTATTTTTAATTTCAATCAGGGTAGCCTTGCTATCTCTTGCAGCAAGTTTACCAACAAGGCTATCCTCAAAAATAACAGTCTCATCTGCAATCACACCAAAGTAAGACATAGCCTTCCAGTACATTTCTGGGTGAGGCTTTGGATGCTTTACGTCTTCATTACTTACAACATAGTCTATTAAGTGTACGATGCCTAGCCCCTCTAAGCAATCAAAGACAGTATTACGAATACTATTACTTGCTACCGCTATATTAATCTTATTGTCTTTAATTATTGTAAGTAGTCTAATTAGTTCTTTGTCTTCTGGAATATTTGAAAACATATTACTTGTTATTTCTTGCTTAAGTCTCCAGACACTATCAAAACTTTCTTCTGGAAGATCCTTATATTTATTCAAAAGACTTAGTTTAGCCTTTGTTGTAAGCCCTTCATATATGTTTTCTTGTTCCTCTTTAGTAATTATATAGTCAGGACTTAGTGCTCTCAAAGCATCGTTAAGTGCATCAAAGTGAATAGTCTTGCTATCAACAAGAACTCCATCTAAGTCAAAAACTATTAGGCTAGTCATTTAAAATCCCCATTATGTATTTATTTAATTTTATTTTATTTATAATTTCTGTGCTATTTCTAAGACTTGGAATCATTATAAAGATATGAGCCATATTAAATAAAAGACCTGGGTATAGGGAGTGTAGAGTTTCTTTTCCATTTGAAACCATTGGCACCTCTAACTCAATAATAGTTTGATTTTTTTTCATTAGCAATCCATTTACAAGCCCAGCACTAGTTGGTGAAACTAATGTCTTTACAGAATCAAAATACGCTATCTGATCTTCAAAAGATTCAAAATCTTCTGGACAAATTATTTCAAAACCCATAGAGTAAAAATAATCAGACAGTTTCTGTTCAGAATCTACCCTGTCGTCATTTAAAAAATTAAAGTTTTCTGGATCTCTACCAGCAAAGAGCCCCTTGTTTTTTCTTTTTCTTGTTTTTTCTCTACTCAAAAAAACTTTTCTATATGGATCTACAGATTCTTTAGGACGATATTTTTCTATAAGTTCTGATACAGCATTAACTCCTTCTGAAAAAGTGCTAACGGATGTTACATATGACACATTATTTATTTTTAATGCTGTTCTTTTATCAAGATGAATTAATTCGTAGTTTATGCCTTCGTCAACTAAAGCATCAAGGAAAAACTTATAAAAAGAATTTAGACTTTCTGATCCATCTTTTTCAAAACAGTTGATAATAAATTTTGTTGAAGGATATTTTTTGTTATATACAAGTATGTGTGATAAAGTATCTGATACTGCATGATAGTAGGATGTTGGCAAGTTTATAAAAAATTTATTTTCACTGGAGCATACGTCTAACTTATAGTAAAAAAAATCATTTTCTTCTTTTGATAGTTCTTTTTTGCAATGTATGTCATTAAAGTCTTCTCCAGAAGTCAGGAGGTATACTGTGTCTGGTTCATATTTTAGGATATTCCTACTATCGTTAAAGAATACTAGCATGTCTCCTCCATTATAAGTCCTCTTATTATACTGTTTGAGTCCATTATCTTTAAAACATCTTCTGACGATCTCATTGACGGAATAGAAAAATAAACCAGACTCTTAGCCCAGGCAATTGGTGCATAGTGTTGGTGTATAGTACTCTCTCCCTGAACCATCATAGGTATGGTTAGTTCAACGACCTGGCATCCATCCTTCATAAAGCACATGTTGATTAGCCCTGCTCCCGTAGGAGATATCAATGTCTTAACTGAACTAAAGTATTTTATCTGATCCTCAAAAGAGTCAAAGTCTTCTGGATAAACAATCTCAAATCCATTAGATTTTAAGTATGATTCAAGTGCTAACTCATCCGACATTCTCGCAGAATCATCTTTTATTTTTAATGTCTCTGGGTCCCTATCTCCAGTTATCCAAGATCCAGTTTTATACTTTGTCTTTCCTCTACTACAGTATACCTTTCTAAATGGACTACCTTCAAAATGATAAGGACTTGAAACACTATACAGGTTGGTGACAAAATTATCTGTTAACTTTGGGGATGAATAATAATAAAAATCTTTTATTAAAAACCTTTTATCCATAACTTTATATTCTAAAAGATCTACAAATGTATGCTTTACTTTATTCATTTTTAAAACTTTAATAAAAAACAGAACATGTTCTTGTAGCATGTTCTCAGGTGGTGCACCGCTTAGGATAAAAAAATGAGTCTCTTTATTCTTGTTAAACTCTTGAAGTATAATCCCTAATGATTGCATAAATGTATGGTAGTATCTATCAGATAGTATAACTACACATTTACTCGCTGCATTGTCAAAAACATAATAGTCTTTAAAGTCTTCTATTTTTTCTATATTTGGTGGAGAATAATAGGTGCCTGAAAACTCTAAGGAATAAACTCCCTCAAAGATTTCTGGCTTTGTTTCTTGTCCTAGAACTAACACTTATTGAGACTCCATTGTAAGATATTGCCATGTACTAGCCCAATCAGATTTACTTTTATGTCGTGAGAACTCCTTAGACATTTGTCCATTTTCTAAGTATACTCCACCCCAAACACCCCACTCTTTTTGAGAAACGCCAACAGCAAAACACATTTTTGCAACAGGACAGCCAGAGCATAATTTATCTATTGCTGGCCTAAGTAACTCATCTTCTTCATATTTATCAAAAAATAAATTTGTATCGTAATCCAAACATACAGCATCATCTTTCCATTTATGCTTTGGCATGTTAACTCACAAACTTGTCTGGTATATCCCATCCACTTCTTGAAGGTACAAAACGACGCTGTAGGTGCCATTTGCCATCTACAAAGGCCCCCTGTGGGGCAGTTCTACCCTTCTCAGAAGGATAAGAGTTGACAACAGTCCATCCGTCCCAAACCAATGACTTGTTTGAACTTACAATTTTTTCCATTTGATCTAATGATTTAATTTGCATTGTTATTCTTTCTGCTAGTATCTAAAAATGCCGTATTCGACATTGTTGTTTTTTGCTTCATCAACAAGTTTTGAGACCTGCTCTCTTTCTTTACTTAAAAAAGCAAAGTAGTTTATTTCTGAAATATTTTCTGTTATCCACCAAGGTGGAACTGGCTTGTATTTAATTTTTTTACCACGAGCCTTTAGGCCACGCTCTGAAAGATTTGCAAATTCCATAGCCATTGAATTGATATTTGCTGGTCCTGCAGAGTAGATATGGAAGTCTGGATCTTCTTCTTTTAAAGAAGACATTGTGACTGCCATGGCTCTAAGAAAAACCTGGTAGTCGTCAAAACTACTGGTTCCTTGAATCCCCACTATCATTTTTCTTCCCATCTCTAAGTTGATCCATTATAAACAGCATCTTATCTAATTGTACCTTATCCATACCCATCGTGTCAACTAGGGTAGCATTGGCTCCGTCTATCTCTGTTCCGTGCATTTCTGCACAATAAAAGGTTCCATCTTTTACAAAGTAGGCCTTGTTGTCAAAAATAACAACTTTTATATTTGTTCTTTCTTCCTGCTTGTCTGATTGACGATCTTTCTTTTTCTTGTACAATTTTATTTCTGGAACCAAAGGGGAGATTATCTCATGGATATGGCTCTGACTATATCTGAAAGGGTTTTTAACAATAACATTTGTTTTTGAAGATACGAGTTTTGTTGTGACAAACATGGCTAATAAGGTTAGTAAAGATCCCAAAAAATATTCCATAATTCCTCCTAAACAATTATACTACCTATCTAATGAAATAATTCTTATTATTTCTTTTAGAGTGTATTGCTTATCTTTGTTTAGATTTGCTACCTCTATTTCATCTAATGCTTTTTGAGTTAGCCTAACTATTGGATTTTTTTCAGTTATATCCATATCTAAAAAACCTTCTTGCCATAAAGCCATAGTCTCACGAGAGAAATATGTTGATACTTCGCTGTGAAGTTCTGGACTTACATCAATTAGTTTTTCTGTAAAATTATAAACTGGATCGCCTGTATCCATATCTATACCAGCAACCTCTAACGCTCCAGCAAGTATTAGTTTTTCAATAGCATCGTCTTCATCTTTAAACTCCAAACTACTTACCAGACTTCTTTCTAGCCTTTGCAAGTGCTTGAAAATCTTTGATCTTTGTTTCCCCCATATAGCCCCAAGCATGACCATCATTAATCATCTTGTCATTGATAGACTCTGTATCTCCATCAAGGTATACCCAGCCAAGAATACGACCATACTTCTCTGAAGAGTCCATCTTTTCTGTCTTAATAACTACAGACTTGGCACTGTCAATAGCAGCCTTCAGATAAGCCTTTGCTTCTAGCCCTAGAACCTTTTCAGCCTTGTCTGTTGTTCGAGACTCAGGAGTGTCAATACCAGCCAGTCTAACTCTTGAACTAAAAGAAATATCAAACCCTAGATCAATATCCACATCAATGGTATCTCCATCAACGACCTTTGTTACTTTTTTTACATAGTATTCAAACATTACTTTCTCCCCCATTGTATATAGTTCCATCCACGCTCATGTGCGTAGTAGATGAATATTTTAACTACCGTTTCCCAAAACGCAATCGTTACGGAAAGAGCAGCATTGTTTGTTATCACATAAGCAACAGCAACAGAGGAAAGCGTTCCCCATATGCGATAACTTAATGCCTTGGCAAAGGATCTAGCCTTAGTTACTGTCATGACATAGTCTCGCTATCGTCTGGTCCACCAAACTTCTTGTCTATAATATATACCGCAACAAATGCAATTATAAGTGAGACAACAACTGCAATACCATTCTCTAACATTTATATACCCATTTCCTTACGCTTTTGCGTAGCAGAAATAGCATGAATATCTGCACCTAAATCTACTTGCTCAATCTTGTATCCCACATCTCTACCATATACAATGTTAGTAATGTTAGGTAGTCTTAATACTAATGCGCCATCCATAAATTCATCCTTGGCAATATATTCTTTTACCTGATCAAACTTAAGCGGATCCTTTTCGCTTGTATTGTAGGTATTACGAACTCCAAGAAGTACTTGGTCAGTTCTCTTTCCAGCCTCTCTGTAAAGGGCGTGGTGGCCTTCGTGCCAGGGCTGATACCTACCCAGCATAAGAGTTGTAGGTGCAGACCAATCGTGAAGACTAAACTTATCAATTATGTGAGATGCCTTTGCTTCTGCATCTAAGTTATGACTAATGAATGAGACATCAAACTCTGTTGGTCGCTCAAACATTTTGTTTGTGTCTTCGAACCTACCCTCAGCAATAGTGTCCATGAATACCAAAATGTCTGGCTTACCAAATGCTACACGAGTTAGATCTGTTGGACAAACAAAGTCAACGATGACTGGAGCAACCCCTTGCTTAGCAATAAGTCTTGCCATCTCTCCCATACGACGAGCCTGTTCAAGTCTATCTTCTGGGGCAAACCCTAAATCTGAGTTAACTGTTGAACGAACTTCATCTGCGTTTAGATGAATAGCGTTAATGCGCTCTTTTAGGGCCTTCGCTAGTTCTGTTTTGCCAGAACCAGGTAGGCCAATAATCTGAATAATCATGCGTGTGGTGCTTCCTTTGCTTTGTTTTCAATAAGTTTGTCTCGTTCATCAATGATACTGATCATAAACGACATCATCTTGTCGTAACCTTCTTTGCTATCCATGATTTTGTTGTAATGATGGCCACAGAAAAGAAGTTCTCCGTTTATACCAGTAACCTGTACTAGCGCTTCTGCTGCACAGGAATCACATCTATCTGTTGCCTTCAAGATCCACTCTTTAATTTCTGCAGGGCTATCAATCATTGTATTCATAGTATACTGCCTATTTCTTTCTGTTATCAGTGGAATAGAATCCACTACCGTTGAAAACTGCTCCTACATTAGAGTATACACGAACTAAAGAAGTATTGCAAGTCTCACATTTATACCCAGGATCGCTATCCTTTATAGAGCGTTCTTTGATATATCTTTGTGCACATGGCATGCAATCATATTCATACAATGCCATAGACTAGTTTTTCTTTTTTGCTTTTACTGTCCAGATAGGGGCATTGAGTTTATCTCCACCCCATTCATAACCAAGTAGTTTAACCACTGCTTTAATTATTTTAATACGCATTATTTGACTCCCTTCCCGAATCTAGCCCAGACTCTTTCGTGTAAGAAATATCCAAGTGCTTCCCAACCAATATAAATAAGAGCACCAAGACTTGCGTACTCCCACTCACCAGTAAATAGATAAATCACTCCAGCGACACCAACTAAGTGAAATGTTTCCCAACTTGCTGTCTTTAGAAGTGTTCTTTTAGTTGATTCCATTATAGTGCTACCGCACCCTTTCCTCCGCCACCAGATGACTTCTTAGCAGCAGGCTTTGCAGCCTTCTTAGGTGCTGGAGTTACTGGTGTTGCAGACGCTGCGACCTTGTTTAGTAGTGGAGCATTTTCTTCACCAGTATAAACTGGACGACCCCAGCCAACTACAGCATTTACTAACTTCTTTTTGTTGTTCTTTACATATGCACGAGTCTTCTCAACACACATTCCGCCGTTGCGCTGATCTCCCTTTGCAGTTCCTGAAGTGTTTCCTTCAATAACCTGGATAGTTCCGTCACCATTATTCTTAATGCAAAGACCAACATGTGAAATGCGATTTACACCATCTTCTGGGAAATCAAAATAGATCCAGTCTCCTGGAGTTGGATCATCATTACGAGCATCTGACCAACGCTCAGCCTTCTTAAACCAATCTGCTGCTGCCACTGTTGATGCAGACTTAGGGAATGACTTTACCCCCGCAGTAAATGCTGACCAAGAAACAAACGATTGGCACCATGGTTGGAAGTTTACCTTAATCCATGCACCGTACTTTGTTTCGTTATCCTTTGGGCCTTCAATTGTGCCCACTTCTTTCTTTGCAACCTCAATGATTGCTTCTAGACTACCTTTTGCTGCCATGTTGTGGCCTCCTTTTTCTCTTATACTATTATAGCACTTTACCTACAGATTGTAAAGTTATATTCTTTTTCCCACTTAATAATATCAATTTCATCATTAAGTAGTGGCTGCCCCTTAATATTAAGACTTGTATTTAATAGGACTGGAACACCAGTTTCAAGATAAAACTTATTAATTGCTCTCCATAGACCACGATGCTGGTTCTTATTCACAGTCTGAACTCTTGATGTACCATCTGCATGAACCACAGAAGGTATCTTTTCAGGCTGTAGGCACTTGACCGTATACTGCATGTAAGGGCTTGTAAAGTCCATATCAAACCATTTAGAGGCACACTCCTCCATAACCACTGGGGCAAATGGTCTAAACAACTCTCTCTGTTTAATTAAATTAACCTTGTCTTTTATTAGTGGATCTCTAGGATCTGCAAGGATGCTTCTGTTTCCTAATGCCCTTGGTCCGTATTCGGCTCTTCCTGTTGCTACTGCTACGATTCCATCTTTTAATATACCGTCCACAATTTGCTGAACAGGATACTCTCCTCCAAGATCATAACCAAGATATGGAGTCTTCCAATCAAGGTGCTTTCCGTGCAGGGCTGCTGCAGCGCCCAAAGAACTACCAGCATCTCCAGGGTTAGGCATGATCCAAATCATATCAAAAATATTCCATAGTAAAGTATTTGCAGAAGAGTTAAGAGCACAACCACCCATGAATACCAAATTATTTTTTCCAGTCATTCTTTTTGCCATACGCATAAACTGATTTAGCCTTTGCTCGTAAACCATCTGAACTGCTGCAGCGATATCAAATCTGTCTTGCTCAGTAATTACCATTCCCCAGTCATTGATTCCTTTATGAAAGTTATACTTTTGCTGATCATACTCTGGAAAATACTCATCTACTTCTTTGTAATATCTTTTCCAGTCTCCGTATGCAGCCATACCCATCATAATATATTCTTCTTGGTTTGGCATAAGTCCAATCAGTTCTGTAAATGCAGAGTAGAATAATCCAAAACTAATGGGATAGTTCTGCTTATACTTAAGTTTAATCTTGTCGCCTTCACCAACCCAAATTGTTGATGTATTAAACTCACCAATTGCATCTAGCACTACAATACATGCATCATCAAATGCGCTTGTATAATAACCTGCTGCTGCGTGAGAGTAATGATGACCAAAGTTTTTTCTTGGTAAGTCTCCAAGTTCTGTAGACTCAAACCATGGCCTGTCTCCACCAAAGCCTCCACGAGTCTTTACTCTAAGTTTCTTAAGTAAAGGCTTTTCGTAATATGCTATTTGATCTGGATACCCATATTGCAGTGCATCTTTTATTAGTTCTTTATTCGTAAACCAGTCATTTTTTTGTTTGCTGTATCTTTCTGCATGCCCAGCAAAAAGAATTTCTCCATCTTTTATTAAAGATACTGAAGCATCATGAGTGGTTTCGTTTACCCCTAAGATAATCATTCTGCTCCAGTTGAATCTCTTTTTTCGTCAAGAGGAACGTTGTGGTACCAGTTTGGCAGTGCATACCTTGGGCCACGTGTGACTGGATACACTTCGTGAACGTACAAGAAGTTTGAAGGAAAAAATAATACGCTTCCTGCTTCTGGCTTAAACTTTAATCCAGACTGCCTGAACTCAATTTCTCCACCCTCATAGTCATCATTTAAGTATAAAAGAACAGACAAGACTCTTGTGCTAATGCCTTGGTCTTGGTGTGCTGGCAGATGACCAGTCTTGTCGTACTTAAGCAGGTGCATAGTTTTTTCTCTAGACTTTATATTTTTTTCAGCAAATGGATAAAGTTCAGTTGAATAGTGACTTAGGGTTCTATCAAGTGCACCAAATAGTTCGTTAGATATAAACGTTTGTTCTTTTAGATATATATCTGATTTTGAAATATCTTGCGCCTGTGGTATAAACTTTTGCATATTAAAAGTAATCTTGTTTTCGCCTTCTCCGTAAGTCCATGGAATCCATGGCTTTACTGATGTCATAAAAGGTGCTGGCTTGTCTTTTTGATATCTCAAATCAAGTTCTTCAATCTTTTTAATCAAACCATATGGATCATTTACTATATTTTTATAATAAACCATTCCAAGATCTAAGACTTCAAAATCATTCGTCATTTAACGGATATTCCTTAGCCTTCCACTTTGGGACTACCCCTGGATTTAGGAAATCTGGATCAGCATGGTTTGGAAGGCTTGTGTGCATGTATAGCGCTGTATGCCTGTTACCAGATAGGACCTTAGTTATTCCATGAATATACTCTGTTCCAGCACTAGGGAAGAATACTGCAGAATATCTTCTTGGCTCATACACATAATTTTGATTTGGGAAATAAATTCTTCCACCAGTAAACTCTAGATCTGGACTGATTGTTTGTCCTTCTTCTTCTTCTTGTGGATTTAAGTTACCATTTAAGTAGATAATTGTGCTCCACTCAATCCATGGCTCTGGTCCCTGTGCGTCAATATGCAGATCACCCTTTGTACCTTCTGTCCACCAAGAACCAAAAGCCTTAAATACATAGATGTCATTATAGAAAGCATTTTGCTCCTTATGAACCTCATTAGACTTATCTCCATACTTTTTTAAAATATCCATTACAGTTTTGTTGTATGGGAAAGAGGTTCCTCCATATCTTTTTTTATAATATTCTGGATATGGGTTTGTTGAAGATGGATTCTTTTGTTCATTAATTAAGGTCTGTGCATCTTCTGGCGTTATAAAATTCTTTATTACGTGGATTCTGTGTCCACCTTTTAGGTCTGCCCTGCGTTCTGCAGGCATGTTTGAGTCTGTCATATTTTCTCCTTTATATAATTATACCATTAATGGATTGCTTTTGTATTGCCTAGATATCTTCTTGCATCTACCTTGTTAAAGGAAAGTGCTTGTGGATCATACTCGACATCATTTGTATGAAAGGGTAAATCATTTAGGTGCTGAAACACATTATTATGAAAAATATTAAAGTCCTCTACGCTTCTTTCTAGACCATTAATATTTTCAAAAGAATTAAAACCATTTTTTAAAAGACTTATTGCTTCATTGTAATTATGATTCAAAGAAAATGGAACGTATATCTGACCGATAAGATTTTCTGAAACCTTTTTGTAGTAGTTGGATGGTGTGCAATATATGTCAATGCCTTTTGTAAAAATCTTAACAGACAAGGACTCCTCTTCTCCATTATACTTTAGGTATGTTGGATATTTAACTTCTGATAAAAAAGATGTTAGACCAAATATAAAATCTCTATCTATATACTGCGTAATTGAAAAACTATCAGTATATTTATTTTCTTTACTTAAAAAGAAAAGGTTTTCCAAACCTAAAACAGTTTTTCCAGATCCAGAAATAACACAATTGTTTTCTTCTACAAGGCTTACCAGATCATCGTCCCAATTTTTTGGAACCATGACTGAATCTCCTAGAATTAAAGAATATTTAGATAGGTTTGTTCTTATAAAAGAATTTTTATGATGGCAGGGGCTTGATATAAAATCCCAGAATATATGGAAATAACTACAGTTAGGACTAGAAAAGGTATCTCTTCGGTTTAGTGGGTGTTGATCTGAGATTATAACTTTTATTTTTCTTTTACCACTAGAATTTTTAAATACATTATCAACAACATCTTTAAGGTTCTTGCCTTTGTAGGAATAAATTAAAACTAATATCTCATTCATCATCGTGTGAAACTTCTTTTATCTTAGAATTTTTTACACCAAACATCTTTTTTCTCCAGGCTGTTTGCTTGTAGTATCCATAAAGTCTTGATCTTCTGTTTTCTGCTGCTAGTTCATGCCTGTCAAGCGCTTCGTCTGTCTCTATGCACTCTGATTCCCAAGAATCTCTCTTGATTGGAACAATCTGAAATATTGGTGTTCCCTTTGGTATTACTCCTATAAAATTTCTCTTTAAGAAAAATGCTGTAAAAACTGGAAGGCCCCAAATATCTGACTCAACAATTCCAGACATTGTGTAAAATGGAAGGTCATACCTGTTCATTGGGTGTGTAATGAGTACAGAATATCCTGGAGGAGTTTCATAGAACCAGTTCATTCTCCAACCATAGTGAATTGGATGACAATTGTCTGGCACTGGTAATTCTATAGTTGGTCTTTTATCTACCATCATTACCTGGCCTTTCCACGAAATGATTGGCTTTCCATCTTTATCTAAATCAACATACACATCATCTTCTAATACATATTGATATCCAGCAGTTAGCGCATCAAAAAAAGGCATACACATTTTTGTTGCCACCATTGCTCCATCAGTACCAACATTATTATTCACACCAAGGGTTATATCATCATTTGATCTATCAAAACGTGCAAGGCTTCTATACCATTCTGGAACTTTGGATACTGCTGGCACTGGCATAGTAAGCATACCAGAGTGTCCTAAAAATGTTGGAGTAAACTTTATAGGTAGTGGAACATCACTCACTTAAAATCCTTTTTTGATCGCATTTTGTTCTTATAGCCAAAAGAAAATGTACTACGAAGAGAAAGTCTTTGTGCAGTTATTTCTTTTTGTGCCACCTCTGGATCAACTAACTCCATTTGCCAATCTTCTCTTTGGAATGGAAGGACTTGAATAAAAGGAGTTCCTTGTTTTATTACACCTTTAAAATCTTTTTCAATTAGCATAGAGACGTGTCCATCTGTAATAAAATTATCAGTGTCTATTATTGCTTCTATTGTTAGGAATGGAAGGGGATCTTTGTGAGTTGGGTGAAGAAACAGGCAACTGTATCCTGGATCTGTTTTTACCGACCAGAAAGGTAAAATTCTAAATAGTTGCTTATGGTATTTATCCCTATCTATAGGGAAATGAGAATACTGCTCTTCAGAATGTGACGCTATCATGCTTATTGCAAAAGTCTTCATAGGCTGTGGAACTGACCACTCTAGTTTTTCTGGATTGGTCGCATCAATATATATATCGCAAGGAATAGATAATATGTATCCTGCAGTGATATAGTCAAATATTGGCATGCATCTCTTAATTGTCGAAGTAGAGAACCCTTGTGCAAGCGATTCTTTTTCATTTATTACTGATGGCTGACTTTTATACCAATCTGGAATAGCCTTTAAAGCGGGATATGGCTTCGGAGCAAACTCTGTGGTTGACTGGCTAAATGGGTAAAACTTGATCTTGTTCATAAAAGTTCCTAACTTTCTCTTCAATTATACCATCTACTTTAAATACTATGTCAAACATTGCTGAATACCTTTTTATTTTACCAAACTTGTGGTCAACCATATGAGAGCCAACCCTCTTAAATTTAAATGGCACAAAGTCTGGCTCTAGATATCGTACATCTTCATCTATTTTTTTATGAACAAAGGAGTCTGGGCTTATCATAAATGGAGAATCTTCTTGCGGTGTTTCATAAAAAATTTCAGCGTCTATGTCTATATACCATGGCACATAAAACTTAAACACATCATCAAAGCAGTCTTTGTCTTTCTCCATTTTGAAGTCTGTGTTGTAGTATTGCCTCATCCATGGCCTGTCGATATTTCTTAGTCTTGTGGATGTCTCAAGCAAAAAGAATTCTGCATGGTTTCTCTGCCTCAACCTAACAACACCATTCTCTATACCAACAAGACTTGGTGCAGGATAAAGAGCCTGAACGTATGGATTGATTGGCTTAATCACGCTATCTTTATGTTTTCCTTTTGCCACAGAATCAAACCTAACCCACCTATCTGGCAGCCTTGACTTTAAACTCAGGTCAGAAAAAATAGGATCTTTGGTCTTGTACCATATGTCAAAATCATCAGTGATATTGTTTAAAATTGATGGGTATTCCACTTTGTTCCATTCTTCTCAATTGTTAAAACAATTATACACCATATAACTTACTTTGCTGGGCTGGCAGGTATCGATCCTGCGACATCCGAATTAACAGTTCGGCACTCTACCATCTGAGTTACAGCCCAATCCTAATTAAGGAAGCAAAACCCTTGTTCTGCTATTAGGAACAAAAGAGATCTTATCGTACATTGCTGCTGCTAAGGTAGCAGTTGCTGATGTTGTCATAAATACTTGGTTTGTAGAAACACCACTTTTAGAAACAACTTTTAGTGAACCAGCAGATAGAATGATATCTGTGTATTCGTTCACTCCATCAGTCTTTTGTCTTGACAATGTTGTAACTGCTGTTACATTTGGCAAACATGCTGGATACTCTAGGCTTCCAACCTTGTTTGTATTTCCAGTTGAAGCATAGACATTGACTCCATGCCCCTTCAAAGAGTCGACATTGGCGATAGTACTTGCCTTAACAACTGCTTTATTTTGACCAGTTGTTGGGGAGCATCCAAGTGATGTATTGGATCCTGCACCACGAGCAAATGATACAGACTTAATATTCTTTGTACTTAGGTTTGCAATAACCCAAGACAAAGCATTATTAAAATCATCTCCATTTACGATGCCTGTTGGAGTGGTTGCAGCCTTAATTAAAATAAGATTTGCAGTTGGATTTGCAGTTCTTGCAACTTCAGCCATGATTGTTCCGTGCATTGACTCTGTTGTTTTTCCAGATTGAGGAACAGAGCAGTTAGTTGTATAAAGACACACTACTTCACGGCTTCCCGAAATTAGAGACTCGTTAAAGTTACTGTCGATAATTACAACAGAACCAACATTACTTGCAGTTGCATTAATTGGAACAACTACTGAAAACAATACTGCGATTAGTGCGATTAACTTTTTCATATTTACATACCCTTTATCTTGATTACTAGTTGACATGGGTCGCCTCCTGCTTCCCACTCTTGTTGCTCTTCTTCACTCATATAGGGGTCTCCCTCATGAGTATTACAGAACGGTTCTGTTATCCATCCCCGATCAATTCCATTTTCTAGCCAGATCTCAAACTCATTAAAATCTGATTCTGACTCCTGAATATTCTTAAGGATTTCTTCAAATTCTTCGCTCATATATAAAGTATATCTTACTCTTGTTTTGATGTCAAGTTTAAATATTTTTCCACCATAAACTTTGCAGTAGCATGGTGCATTGCAATACCCATATGCCTTTTATCTCTAGCAACTAAAAGATATTTTTCCTGACTATTTTTTTCCATAAAATCATTAATATCTTGAGCATATTCTTGTTTATCTACTTTATAAAATGTATCAAACCTTCCATCAAAAAAATCATTAAGACTTTGTTTTGAACCCTTAACTGGCTCAATCTCCCAAGTGGATGAAATAAGTTTAATATTGTTAATCTTGCAGTAAATTTCTAATATCTGATAAAACTGTATTGCTCTTAATTGAGCCAACTCTAATACAGGCTCAAACCCACGATGTATCTCTGGCATTAAGAAAAATACTGTTCCTGGATTATTATATATATTGCAATATTTAAAAAAATTATAAACAATTTCTTCTGTTGCGCCTGAAATTAAAGATAGATTATTTAGGTTATTGTTGGGTGCAATAGAATCTAGTACAACTTTTGGCCAAATAAAGTTTTGTGCAACACCAACACCAAATGTTTGAGAACAACCTAAAAAAACAATATCTTTTTCTGTATTTTTTTTAAAACTATCAGATCTGTATCCATCAATATTTATAAAGTCTAGTGAATCCCATCCCCAGTTATTATATCCACCAATAATAACTTTTTTGTCATTGATTAGGCATGGATATAGTTTGTCATCTAGGTTGCCAAAAATTTCTTTATATGCTCCAACTAAATTCCAAGAAGTTTTTCTAGTAATACTATCTGTGTCAGTGCGAAACTCTTTCATAAACTAACCACATCTACTGGTCCCATGCAAGATGGGTTAAATTTAATTGCAGCATTAACTGCTTGGACTACTCTATTCCTTGCATTTTTTTGTTTATCTGTTGCATACAAAACCCCATAGGCATACTCTGCTCCAGATCCCATAGCAAGATATGGAAGTGTATACTTAGATAAAGACATATCTGCAGAACTATGCTCATAGATTTCACCACGAACTGCAATGATCAAACCAAGGTCTCCGTCTTTAGATGTATCAACCCAGAACTCATTATAAAATTCTTTAAGTTCTTTAATAAACCTGGTTTGCATAAACTTATCTGTGTCTTTTATGTTAGGGGCAGTTGGCTTAAAGTTAAAACGGATTCTTTCTCCGTCCATTGATCCAGCATATCCAATAAGATACGGACCTATCTTCCAAACCTTTGGTGCATCAAGTGCTAGAATAGTTCCATCATCTGAAGCACCACGGTCTCCAGCCATATAAATTTTATCTTCATGTTTTACTACAGCAATGCAAGTCATGGCTAAAGCCCTCTCCAGATAGGTGATACTCAAGTATACCATTGCCCAGAGAGGGCTGTCAACTAAGGTCAATAATGACTAATTAGCCTTTTTGTCTACCGTCTTAAACGCATCATTGATTTCTGCCAATGTGAGTTTTCCATCGTCCAAAAAAGCCCTTGCCAGTCTTTCAATGACTGTTGCTACGCCTAATAGTCCTGCTAAGAATACTGCCTGAACTGTGTCAATTCCTACTACTGCTCCAGCACCAAGTACTGATAGACCAGATGCTGCAAAGACTGCTACGATTCTCATCAAGATATTAGTGATTGCCTTTTGTGGGTGCTCCTTCTTAGGAGGCTCTACTACCTTTTTAGTTGCCATATTTAGTCCTCCTTTCTTAGTGGGATTGTGATTAGCCAGATTACTGTGGTTGCAAGTACTGCAATACCAACTATGTCTCTTGCTGATCCCGTTAATGTTAACCATGCAATAAAGAAGCCAAGGAGGGTAAAGGCTTGTGCGATTATCTCCACCCCTGCATCTTTTAGCCATGTGAAGAATCCCTTCACAACCTTTGTTATTATTTTCATATTACCTCCTCATCCCAATCATTACATTTGCAATCTGTGAAACAATGATTACTGGGATAATGACTTCCTGGGCTTTCTCTCTCTGATCGTCTGTCATGTCCATACC